GGAACACGGGTTAGTTCCAAATTCAAAAGACGCATCCCTTCTACCGTTTCTCTCAGCGACATTTCTAGCAGCTTCCCTTGAGAAAATGCCTCGCTCTCCTGATTTTGATTCATATAAACTCCTCCATTCTTTCATGAAAATACCAATGTCTGGCTTCTCTGTATAGCATACAGAATTATTAGCCAATGCTCTCTGTCCATTGTCTTCCCACCATTGTCCATGCTTAGCTTTAGACATTCGTTCATCAGTGAGATTGGAAAGACTTATCAATGCTGAACGTCTTACACCACCAACAACTACAATGTCAGCCACTTTACACATAAGATCGTGACACTCAATGCTTGTCAGCTTACGTCCTGCTGCATTTCTTATCACTTCTACACTAAATCTAAACAGGTCTACCAATGGGTCTGGCCCTGATGCTCTTCCTCCAAATGTCTTGAGTCGTGCACCTGCTGGGCGAACCTTAGACACATCCCATGAGGGGATTTGACCAGCGAACAGAAGCTGTAAGAGCTCTTTGTAGGCTTTAGCCCAGCCCACTTTACTATCTGCAACAACGATTGTTGTGTCTGTGTCATGAAAGTCCTCTGCTACTTCTGGTAGCTTACTAATATACTGTCTCTCAACAGAGAAACCAACACCAGTTCCACACATTAATATGTACATGGCCTCATCAAAGGCCCGTACATTATCAACAGCTAAATAGCTACAATTATATCCTGCTATATTATCTCTATCTAGAGCCTTCCCTGCGGTCATTAAGGAGCGCATAGAAGGCATCACTTCCATGCTTGTAATGGCAGTCTCTAGCTCACCTCTTGTAGAACCCATCTGCTCATAGAAGTAGTCACAGTATCTAGCAACGGTTTCCTCCCACGTCTCTCGTCTACCTTTCTCATCTAAATATCTAGCATACCTACTTGTATGAATATATTTGCTATAATCGTTCAATGCCATTCTCCCTTCTGTCCTATTGTATCAATCCTGCTCATTCAATTCTCCTAAAAACCCTTTCAATTTGTCAAATGCATCTAGTCTTTTCTCTAAGTCAGCTAAGTCTTCTACATTATAACGTGTTATAATCGCACTAACATCTGCCCAAGCAAATGGCATATTTGGTGCTGGTGTCACTGTATAGCTGCTTATGTAAGGGTGTATTCCCCTGATATTTTTTATTCTTCCGGTGGCAGTCTGGGCCTTTGTTGTAGCATCAGGTGATATAGCGTCCCTAACATCTTCTTTTAGCCTCGTCTTCAGCTGTCTATAAAGCCCCTCTTTAATGCTTTGTATTTCGTAGGGTGTTATATTACTACTCATCCTCCAGCTCCAAGTATTCAATTATTTTATCTCTGTTGTCTGCTATTTTCTCAAACAACTCTTGTACCAAATCATCTGTCGTTAGCCCTAGAATATCAATCAGTTCATCAGGGTCTATACGCTCCTTGATAATTGCCAGTAGTTCATCTAATGTGTGCATATCATACCACCCCGTTCCATCTCCCACTCTTCTTAAGCTGCATAGGAATTAATATTGGCCTGTCTTCTATTATGCTGCCACATCCTAAGATGGGGCGAGAGCTTGTGTTCCCTTTAGCATAATTAAAAGCAGGACTATGTGGGTCTACGAGACAGCCTACAGTCATAGCCCATCGTAATGCTTCTGTATCAGCAAAATATTCTATACCAAATGTCCCATGATGATGCCCTTGAATGGTACAATGTGAATGTATCTTTGCATTCTGCAATGTAGAGCTGCTCTGTGCATGTGTTAAAAGACAATTATTAAATTTGTCTATTTTAAAATAGTCTTTGTCCTTCCATGTCCAATTCACTCCGTACACATCGTTATAGCTCTTGAGATGATCCTCTGGTATACCTGCTGTCTTAGCTTTCCTATGTGTAAGCTTGCAGTGGTTACCTAACACAATAGTTAAGTCGGGATATATCTCTTCAAGCTGTTTAGCAAACAGCATTGTCTGTTGATATTCTTTCTCGGCACTTAATGTGCCGTATTCTATCTCATGATAGGAAGCTGTATGATTGTCAGCCAAGTCTCCTGAGTGCTTGGCTATTTTAATGTCATACTCCTCCTTGATAGCAGCTAGAAAGGGCAGCGTATCCCTGTGTTGGTAGGGAGCATGTGTATCTGAAATAATTATTGTATTATCCATCACTGATTCTCCTTTTCTCTTCAGCCGTCACCTCTAAGTGACAAGGCTTACAAATTACACGTAGTTTGTCTTCTGATGTAAAGAGACGTTCCACAAATCCGGGCAAGTCTTCATAGCATTTTAAGCTACCTGCTGGCTCTATGTGATCCACCTCTATTTCCTTCTGCATCTTCTCTTCTTCACATATCTCACATGTGTATGTCCATTTAATTCTCTTGTCTGTCCCTGTATATTTCTTCCTGTTGGCAGAGAGGACAGTGTATTTGACAGGATATTTCATCCAAGCTCTGCGTAAGGCAGAGCGTATGAACGACCAAAATCTAGCCTCTGTCCATCGTGGGTAGTTTGTGAATGGTGGTGTTTTTCTTCCCATTATGGAGGACTCCTAAGAACGCCCATACCGTAACGACCTGCCACTACAAAAGCATCCTCTTGTGGTATAGTTATAAGAGGAGTGTTTCCCAGTACATCAGGACAGGGAATAAGCGCAGCGTTAGGGTGTGCTTCCTTTATGCCTATAGCAAGCTCTCTGGAGAGTTCCACCCAAACTTCCTCGTCAATATATTTTGAAGATAGCTCTTTTGCTACAGATTTATGAACAATAAGCTCTTTCAGATTAAAAGTGTCTGTCGTACTTGCTGCATATCTACACCAAACTCTATACTCATATGAGCAATTAAATTCATGGTAAGTTTTATCTGTCTGTGTCCCTGTAATAATTATGCGCTCTTCATTGGTGGTTGCCACAGCACCCCCTCCCTTTTCTGTATCCATAATAAGTCAGCCATTTCTTTCATCACCTCTTCTGGACTATCGTATGCTACAGCATATGCATTACCTACAGCACAATATAATTCTCGCTCTGTTATACACCCAGCTAATATTTTCTCTGCTTTCTTGGGGCCTATGCCCCGAATGCCTTGTATATTATCTGTCATATCTCCTGTCAAGAGCTGTGTGTAGAAGAATTTAGTGCCTTCTGCTTCTGTTACATGGTCTACATGGCTGCCTTTCCTCCAATTGTAATGGTAGCCCTCTATCATGCGTAAGTCTTTATCAATTGTAGCAATGACAGTGTTGGTATTGTCCTTAGTACATTCAATGCCTAGCTTATCATCTGCTTCCATCCCATCAATTATCTCTGCGTTATGATGTGAAACTAAATATTTCTTAATTTCTTTGTACCAATAAGGCTTATGGCTTGTGTCCCTGTTGCCCTTGTAAGGCAACGTAACAGCAAGCTCTTCTCTGTAATTATTCTTGCCTGTTAAATATCCCTTGTAGTCATCTGCTTGTGTCTCCAACACAATTCTATCAATGAGTTGATTGACAATTTGTAGACAATAATTCAAAGGCTCATGCTCCAAGCCCTGCCTCTTAGCTTCCGCATCAGAGGCAAAGCCACAGCTATAAACAAGGATGTCCATGTCTATAAGGGCAAGCATCAGCTTACAATCACCTGTGTTTTAACTTTAGGTTCTGCTATAGTTGCTGTGTACACTACATGAGGCCCACTAACCCAGACAGTATAGGAGGGATTGCGTTTTACAAACTCCTGTGCCTCTTTTTTAGCTTCTTCATAGGTACACTGATCAGCATATGTCTCATAATCCTGACCTTCATCATCATAATAGTAGAGAACATCATACACACTTGCACTACCGTCTGTAAAGTCTGGCATACTATCCCTCCTCAGCTTCTGCTAATTCCTTAGCTCGTTCTCTGTCTAAGTCTCCTGCTGTATAAGCTTCTATTTGTCTAGCAATGTCTATTAAATCCTCTACTGTGGGAGGAATTGAACTACTTGTACCAAAATTATAAAGGAAGCTATTAGCATTCGTAACAGCATTCTGTCGTATAATACTACGCTGTCCATCTAAAGGCTCAATTGGAAAGCTTCCACGGGAATATCCACCTCGTGCTGCTGGCTTCCCAGCCACTGCTGAGGACGAATTGTTAGCGGCAGGGGCATTCCCGGAGCTAACAATGGTTACTTTCTGTAAATATTTCTTACCGTCTCCTCCATTATCAAAACTAATTTCATCACCCTTCTCTGGCTTTTGGAATGTAGCATACTCAGCCTTAGTGCCATACCACACGCCACCAATCAGTACGCTAAACTTACCATAATTATTTGATACACCTTCCACTACACCTTTAATCATCTTCTCTTCCTCTCTGTTTAAATTAATTTCTCACTCTTCATACCTATATTATAACATGCTATAATTAAAATTGCAACTATTATCTCACATAATCCACTTGGTGTCCCCATGTTCTTCCAAAGCTCGCTGTTGCTGGCAAAGGCATGTTGAATGTAATGCCAAAATATTTTCGCAATAATTTTGGTGCACTTTCCATTACTTTTAGTGTTGTTTCTATAGCCTCGTCTAACACCTCCTGTCGTACATCTAGTACAATGCTGTCATGCACTGTATTAACCAATAGGGCTTGCTTAGAGAGCGCAGGAGAGGCTTTCAGGACATCAAATAGCTCACCTACTATCATAGGTACAATGTCCCCTGTAGCAAAGCCCTGCACCGGGTAGTTCTTCATCTGTGTAGGGGAAAAGCTTGCGTCTACCCCCCTTTCTCTCATGAAAGAGGGAGCATCGTATTCATGAAAGGAATAGCATCTCCCTGTCTCGCTGTCTATAACACTCTTGCCTGCTGGTAGTCCTCCTGCTGTCCTCTTATGAGAGGGAGCTCTGTTTCTCTTTACATTGTCTGCTATCATGTCTTGCCATGCCTTCACTTCGTGATAGCGTGAATAATAATGTGATATAAACTCCTTTGCTTTCTTTAGTGGAATACCGTTAGACTCTGCCATGCTTGCAGCCCCTGCTCCATACTGGAGCTGGAAGCTTAAGCTCTTAGCTATCTTCCTCTGTTTGTCTGTAAAATTCTTCCCAAATAAATGTTGTGCATTAATACTGTGTACATCCACCCCCTCTTTTAAGTCTTCCATTAGCTGTGGGTCTTGTGTTAAATATGCAAGGACAGCTATTTCTAACTGAGAGAAGTCACATTCTACAATGTACCCCTCCTCTCCCCATCTGCTTGTAAAGAACTTCTTTATGTCGGACATTCATCTTCCTCCGTATAATCAGACAGGAGCTCGTTTTCTTGCTCCTGTTGCTCTAGCTCTAGCTGTTGCTTCCATTGGTCATATTCTGCTTCTATTATATTGTCATATGTTAATACATTATTGTCATGTGTTGTCATATCAATCTCCTCCACTAACATTCTGTAAATTCGGCTCACTGGAGGCGAGCCTTCCTGTTGCTGTACTACAATGATTTAATTTGCCATGTATTCTCCCATCAGGCCATACAAGCTTCCCATATCCTATATAGTATGTGTTAATATCCTTAGACAGTTGTCTTATTTCTAGTAGCTTTTTGCAGAAGGTGGATATAGTGCCAGCATACTGCCCCTTGAGCTTCTTCAAGACACCAACATCTACAGAATAATATCCTGCCTTACTAGCAGGTGTTGTGTATTTTGTGTCTGCTTGCATTCCCATTGTTTCCATTTCTACTAATGCTTTCTTTGTCTTAACTTCTCCCTTACGCTTGCCTGTCTTATATACTATAGCCTCTCCCAAGTCGTCTATAACAGCCTTGTCTGTCTTAAGCTTATACCCACCCCCAAATAAAACAGCACTAACTTGGTCGTTTGACAAGGGATTGATGTCATCAAAAGTCATACCGGGCATATGTATTGCCATGAAGGTTTTTGCTACTGTTATGTTATTGTCTTGTATCCTTGCTAATTTTTGTGCTTCTTCATATGCCCCCTGTCTATTGAATGTAAGTCCATTGTTCTCCATTTCTATTGTTGCTTTGAGGGCTTTCATCTGAGAATATATCAAAGGGAGCATTCCCCTCTGTTGAGCCTCTAGCAATTGAGAATGGAATACAATTTCTGTATTCTTAACGTCATGCTTTAAATATTCCAATAGCTGTTCTTTAGGAATGTCCTCTGTATCCACCCCTTCATTCCAATACTCCTTAATCCTATCGTCTTTTAATGTGCCTCCCCTCTTCTCGGCACAATAGTCTAATGTAGGATATAGAGCTGTCTGCCCTGATAATAGATATTCAGCAAGCTGTGTGTCCCATATAGTATGAGGCTCATTAAACCATTCCCTTACATGTGGAAAATCCCTCTGTAATAAATATAACAAATCAAATTTAATGTTATGCCCTACAAGGCATTCCAAAGGGCCTCCCATTCCACCGAACATTTCGTTAGTCATACCTTTATAACGTGTTATAATATTTTGATTGTGCCATTTCCAGCCTGCTGCTACAATATTATTATTCCTATCAAACGGGCTTGCCTTGTTCTTTCCTATTGCATCCTCCCCTCTGTTTTTAATACTTGTTTCTAAGTCTAATATCAATACATTGTTTATATTCATTATTCCTCCACTTCAGGCAGGGTTCTTGTGTTCCATGCAGCTATAGCTAGTTCCTGTACTGTCTTGTCGTTCTTAATAGCCCTTCGGCCAGAATAATTAGAGGATGGAATTGATTGTGTTAATGTTCGTTTCCCGTAACAATGACAATCATTACAATACATCGTGGCATGGTATTTAATTTCTCTTACTCCTCTTGTCTTTAATGAAAAACGTATATCATTGCCACCACAAAAGGGACACGCTTTCAATTCTTCACTCATATCTACATATCCTCTTTAATAATGGTGCGGTCGGCAGGACTTGAACCTACAAGGGTCATAACATACTCTTAAAGCGTGCTATTTCTGGCTCAAATTCTACTTCACTCTTTAAATTCCTCATACTCTCATCCTCACTTGCAAGCTTGTTCTTTGGTATATGTAAGAAACGACTCTTCTCATACCCCGGTTCATAACAACGCCCTAATAATATAATTGCATCAGCATCCCCTTGTGCTACAGTTTTAGTGCCGTACAAATGATTCATGCCCGGATATTTCATCCCTTCTGCTGCACCATCTAATTGATGAACAGCAAGAACAGGAGCGTATAGGCTTGCCAATTCCCTTGCACGTTTAAACATCTTTCCAAGTCTATCCACTTCACCAGCGCTGCCTTTCTCATATCCATGTATCCTCCAATATTGATCCATTATAATCAAACCCGGATTATTCTCTTTCAACACTTTCTCTACAAAATTAATGTCCATTGAGCTGTTATGAAACACCCTAATTTTATCCATACGTCCATACAATTTCATATAGCTGTCTGTTGCCACCAGAGGGGCAGCATCCATATCTGCTGCTGTTATGCCTAAAGCAGAACAGACAATACGTTTCTTAAGAGCCTTGCCCGGCTCTTCATTAGCTAATATAACAACATTCTGATCTTCTTCTAGCTGCTCTGCCATGAATGACAGCTCACTAGCCATGAGGCTTGTCTTACCACTGTCTGGTCTGCTAGCCACTATCACAAGATTGCCATGCCTAAGCTTTCCTAAAGCTTTGTTAAAGTCTGGCAGTCTCCAAGACAGCCCTGTTGTTGTTGTGCTCTCTACAAGGTCTGTGAAATCGTCTGTAACAAGGTAGTTGTCCCCTTCTGCCATTTTCCCTGCTGTCGTGTGATACTCCCGTACAAGGTCGCCTACGTCCTCTAACGTAGCACTGTCATCCCCCTCTGCTCCTCTGTTAGCTACGTCTGCTATCTTAGTGAAATAGTCAAGCCCAATGAAATGCTCAATAAGCTGCTCTGTTAATGTCTCATCCTCTTCATGCTCGTCTAACCTGTCAAATATCTTCTGATATAATTCAAGCTGCTCTTGTTTGTATTGTGGATGTTTTATACATTTAAACCATGTAGTGAAGCTAGGCCAATCTACATCCTCCCTTGTGCTGTCATCCATATACCACTGCCCTATGTCTGACAGAATAGTATTGCCCTCTTTTGTTAATGTATGTTCTTTTATGTATTTATAATAATTATTATAATTGTCTTTGTTAGACAAATATTGAATAATATCTAATTCCATTAAATTCTCCTTTAGAACATTATTTTCCTTAAAAGAAAATAATGTATATTAAATATCTAGAACATATATTCTTTAAGAGAATATATGTATATTAAATATCTTTATTATCTAATATCTTAATTAATATTATATCATGCTTTTATTCAAATGTCAACTCTCAGGAGGAAATACACCCTCCACAGTAAAATACTTATCCAGCTGTGGAACAAGTGCGCTAAGCACTCTGTTTATATCAATATCCTCTTCTACGAACTCCAGCCCCTTCACATAATCCTCATTAAAAATTCCCTTATGCATATCACTACTACAACGCTCATATAAATGAAGAGAAATTCTTCTGTCTATGTCAGCTATGATATAATACCCACCAGAGTTTCTATATAATTTTAACATAATAATTTCTCCAAGTCTTCATCAGACATTTCTTTTGGGTCAACTCCCGGATGAGTGTCTCCAGATATAAGTCTAACACTGGCAAATAATTCTAATTTGTGCTTAATTTTCAATTGACTTCTCCTCACTTGGCTGTTGTCATCATCAAGAAATATAATAAATTTATTAAAGCTTGACAACAATGTTAATATATGCTTGTCTTGCAAGCTTGCCCCTAGTAATGCACACCCTGCTGTATTTGTCAAGCGTCCACATTTAATAGCTGAGAGAAAGTCTTCTGTTATAACACATGTGTCCACATTATAACGTGTTATAAAGAGCCTACTCTCGTTCCTGTATGTTAAATACTTAGGCTTACTATCATACTTTCTGATACGTCTTGTCTGATATAATGCAAGCTTTCCGTCATTGTACACAGGCAATACTACTCGTCCCCTTTCCTCACTCCATCCGATTCCGTAGTGTTTGATTTCTGCGTCTGTGATTCCATATCTATAGAGCCACACCCTTGCCCCTGCTGGCCAGCTTCTAGCATCTCCAGTAAAATCTGCTGGTAGTACAAACCTCCTCCTACCATTTGCTGTAGTAGCCACAACTGCCTGTCTAGGCTTCTTATGTGCAAGTAGAGGGCTGACATACCTACCCCCGCTAGAACAATGTTGGCAATAAGCAATATAATTATGTCTTCCATTATAATCTCCTGTACGTTTAATATATAAACGTTTCTTTGTGTCATGTCCGGCAGGACAATCCTCATGGTTTAGATGTACCTGCTCCTCTTCCTCAAGCTCCTCCATCATATCAATATAGGGCTTGAAATTTATAGTCATGTCAACATCCCTCATCATCAATATACATGTTTAGCAAATCATCAACACCATTGTCTTCCTCTTCAATATAGCATTTAGCTCTGCATTTATGGCACATATCGTCATGTGTTTGTTTCTCCTCATCCCACATGCTTTCATGTACTTCCAGTGCTTTATCACAAGCTTTACATCTACTCATTATTTATTCTCCTTATTATATTTGTCTAACAACGAGGTCATAAGCTCGTTTATATTAAGCAACACTGCCTCTGTCTCATCATTATTCCCTTTTAAATACACCAAGGCTTTCCAAGCGTTCTTCCAATAGGCAGTGTGAGGGGGCTTGTCCTCCGTATCTGCTACGAGATGAATACATATACACCCACTCTTATCAACATACACATCACCGGGTTTTAATTCAATTGTCATTCGTTTTCCTCCAATAGCTTAAGCATAATGTCATTAACATTACCCAAGAGTTTAACAGGGAAGTCAACATTATCATTCGTCATAATCCTAGCTAAGCAGTCTCTGAGGTTAGCCTCAATATTTATATTCTTCCATATCACATCTCTATAAATATCATCACCATCATCCATAACACCACGGAGACAAATAAACCCAGCACTATCAATGTAAATATCACCAGTTTTAATATCCATCATACCAACTCCTACATGTCTTCATTAAATACTGTCTTGTAATGCCCTTTGATAGCCTCTTGCTGCTCCATGCCAGAGAATTTCTCTAGCCATGACATCTTAACAGCCTTACCAAAGCTCTTAAAATACAGGGCTTTCTTTGTTAAGCCTAGCAGGTCACGAGGGCTGAACGTATGATCTAGCTCATCTTGATCGTAATTTTTACGCACCAATTCAGCAAACATAACAATCTTTTTAGCTAATTGTGGGGTTAAATCATCATAAGCTGCCAGTAGTATTTCTATCTCTGCATTCCTGTCGAGATAGTCGAAGTGCATGAACGTGTTAATACGATTGAGTGTAGCAGTATTCATAACGTTTGTACCAGCGTATGCACCACTATCGTCCCCATACCCACGGGTATTATCTGCCATACATATTCTTCCACGTACATCAGGCTCTACGAGCTTCTCAGCTGGTGTTCCGGGCTTGTCTGTAAGCATGAGCTTACCACCATCTTCCAACACCCATTGCAGTCCCATACTAATACCAGCTGGCATTAGACTTACTTCATCCAATAACAACATAGCCCCATCTCTAAATCCTTGTGTCAATAGCCCATCTTCCCAATGTGTACTACCATCCTTCGCTGTCATTTGTCCGAATATAGAGCTGCTCTCCATGTCTTCACGACAATTGAAACGTAGGAAGGGCTGTCTCACCATAGCACACCAATATTCAAAGAAGCTACTCTTACCTGAGCCTGTCGGCCCTGTTGCAAATGTCTTATCTCCCATGTTATAGGCCACCCAATATTCCTCAAGCTTTTGAGGGGAGGGCATGTAATTGGCAAACTTAGCTTTGTCAGGGATGAATGCTTGTAGATATTCAGGCCAATCACTATCCTTATACACCTCTCCTACGTGCTCCATACCACTAGGGGCATCAATCCCAAACACTGCCTTAAAGCTGCTATCTCCCTCTAACGTGCTGACTTCTCCCTCGAAATCAGGCTTAGTTGGCTCTTGTTTCTTAGGTTTCCTTTCTGGCACTTCACCACCTAAATTGTTAAATGCTTGTGCTACTAGATCTTCATATTGATTTGACATATCTATTTCCTTTTGGTTAGTTATAACGTGTTATAATTAGTCTTCTACATAGCCTAATAGGGTTAGTTGTCCTAAGATAGCACATAACCATCCTCCCCAAGCTCGAATTTCTGTAAAGTCTATTGCTAAATTCAGCCCTAAATTTACAGCATACACAAACAATAGTATATAAACCATAGTTGTACGCTTCATAATAATTCTCCTAAATAATGATTTTAGTTTTAATGACATCAAACAGGGCTGATTCTAACATACTGCTATCATCAATCACACTGTAGCTGTCATAATACTTCTCTACAGCATGACTATCAATCCCTATTCCTACAATTTCCACATGTCTCTCCTTCTCCACCCTATTAATAACATCTCTCGTGAATGTCGTTATGCTGCCTGTCCCATTGTGATAGGCAGGTTGTCCATCAGATAAGACAATGAGTATTTTACGCTTAGCTCGTGCTTGTGTCAAGCGATTGTATGCCCATAATATACTCTCTCCATCGGCATTATTCCCCATGTAATTAGTCCCATTGGCAAGCCTAGCTATAAGCTTCTCCCTACTAACACTCTTATCCAAACTCTTAAACATGTAATTAATAGGCTTTCCACTGGCTGTAAAGCCCAACACCTCATGCTTAATCCCTAATGTCTGCAATACACCAGACAATAATACACATGAAGCAGCTGCTGACACCATCTTATTCCCTCCCATACTACCAGAGAAATCACATAATACAGATACAGCCACATCCAAACTTAAGTTTGATTCCTTACGCTTAAATATGCGCTCATTAAATCCCACTGCCTCCTTCATACCAATACGATATAAACTACTACCATGTATCTTCCCACTCTTATGCCCATATGTACGCTTGTCCTTACTCCGTATCTGTAGCAGTCTCCTTACACGATTGGGCAGTCCCCTCCCTGCACTAGCATCCTCTATCAACTGTGTATATTTTACACACTCTCCTCCATTCTCTTCTCCTTTCTCGTAGTCTATTACCTTGCTGCCTTGTGAGGCATATCCCTCCATCTCCTCATACTTAGTGTAGTCTAGCACCAAAGGACTAAAGCTAGTGATAGCCCCATGAGAATGCATTATCAGGTCTTCATATTGAGAAACAGCTTCCTTGCCTCTAGCATCACCATCTTCATCTCCTTTGCCGTTAGTTGGGGATTGTCCTCTTTCACCTTCCTCACTACATTCCCCAGTGTTAGCTTCCTCTCCCCCCTCGGTTTTCTGTTGGTCTTGGCCATCTTGCTCCTCCTGTTCACTGTCAAATTTAAACACTTCATCAATGATACGCTTAGTTAATATATATTCCTCTTCAGCTGTAAGCCCTTGCTTATTTATAACAGTGTTATAATCACCAGCCTTTAATGCCTCTATCCAATCAAGCTGTTGCTTGCTCATGTATGACATCATCTCACCAGAAGCTCCTACAAGCTCTGTAAGCCATTCTTCCCTAATCAGGGTGTCCCACACATACAATGCTTCCATCGCCTGTCTATGATCGTCTCCTGTCCCCATATTAGCAGACCCTTCCTTAAGCTGCTTATCAAGGAATATTCTCCTCCCCTTGCCTATTGTCTGATTGATGAAAGCATATTCTCCAAACATGCTATGCTCTTGTCTATTATCATCTAACAAATTTAGACACCCACCAATAAAACTGCTCATTGATATTTTATATTTTTTTGGTATATCAAAACAATCCCTAGTTTCTGGCCTATTATGCCCCATCTCATGAATTGTATAATACCACCATAATGTCGTCTGATCTTTAGACCATGAGGGATTGTAACGTGGTATATATAACGTCCTCCCATCTGTACGTGGTTGTTCTCTGTCCTCCTCTTTAATTATCAGTCCTGAATGAGAAGCTAATGCTCTCATTTGCTTACGTATTGCATTAATATTTATGTTCATGTTTGCCCCTTCAAAATTCGTATTACTTGCTGTCTACTCCCTGTCTTCTGTGCCATCGCCAATGCATGCGCACACCTTGCCTTGTAGTCTGGTATATCATCCACTAAATTATTAGGATTGTCAAGCTTTTCCGGCAAAGAATATAATATATCTGCTATGTTACACACCACACCTTTTGAAAATGCCACAGCCGCATTTTCGGCTGTGTACGTATAATTACCTACCCGCTGCCTAGTCAAATTCACCAGTACAAACTCTGTATCAGTATCGACTTTAGGCAATACTACATAGTAGCATAATGAATCCCTCACAATGTCAAAAGGCTGTATTATCCTGCTCATTTCACCACCCAATACGCATCACCACTACTATCATATGTCCATGCTGACATGCTCTTAGCCTCTTGCTCTGTTGCCCTTTGAAACTTGCCTACAGGCTCACTATTCCCCACTTCTTCATTGATGTGTAATAAATAAGCATTCCTAAAGCTATCAACATATAAATAATACTGCTGACCATCACTGGCTAAATAATCTCTTAGCCATTCAAAGCCATTATAACATGTTATAAAACTGTCTTCTTGCCCATTGTCAAAACAGCCCAATACAGACTTACACACATAAGGAAAGCTTTTTGGTACATAACCACTAGTTGTACTGAATACAACAAAAGGCTTTTCTTGCTCTTCAAAATGTCTATCGCTTCTCATGGTATTCTCCTTTCAATTTAGCTTTAAAGTTTTTTATCTCTTCTTTTGTCATGTTGTCTAGAATTTTCTGCTCCCACTCTAGATCAATCTCTTCATACCCACCCTTTCTGCTCCACTCTCTCCCTGAAAAACCAACATACCCGCTAGCCTCGAAGTTACGACATGCATACCTTTCATCATAAGATGAAGCTCTAACACCTGTAATGCACCCTATTACGTCCCACATATCCCTAGAACGACAATGAAAAAATACTTTCTCACTCACTGTCTTGCCCTGTTTGCAGTTCATGCTCTGTTATCTCTCCGTAGTGCTTACCCCACACACCCTCTTCGTTATGCTCTACGCTGTCCTTTACTGTCTCGGCTGCTTGCCTACTATCATAAACACCAACGATATGCTTCTGACCATATCCCCTCATTGTTAATATATAAATTTTCATGTTACTTCTCCCTCAATTCTAGAAATGCCTGAGCTACCCTTGTCTCTATTTCAGGGTAAGGAGGTCGTTTTTTCACCACCTTCACTATTTTGGGAATAACACCTTCTTCTCTTGTTACCATTACTAAATCGTTAACATGTACCTCCAGAGCAGTGTCAAATACAGCATTACTCACCATAACATCATCAAGTTTAACTGGTACAAGTCGCGCTATTATACTATAAGACTTTGTACCCCTACTCCATACAGCGTCAATAGCCGTTACATATGTGACTTTTGTTTCCATGTTACTTCTCCTATTGATAGCGGTTTTTAGGGCTAACATCTTCTGTTTTTACATTTATGTCATTTAATTTATTATGTCTCTCTGTTATAACAGTGTTATAACCGTCATATACATTGTATATTAAAGAGCTTAACACAATAAGCCATGTGATAACAACTAATATATATAATTTATTCATGATTCCTCCAACGATATAAATGTATTACCCTTCTTAACTATGTACATATCCCCTTGTTTGCTCCGACATACTATCATACTAGCCATGCTTAGCTTGTTATCAAATAGCCAGCTTGGATATTTATACACTTGTGTTATAAAGGCAAGCCATTGCTCTGCCGTCATTCTCTTTTCATAATCTGTTTGTTTAATTTTCATAGCTTGGTAATTCTCCGTAATTATAACACGTTATAAAGGCATTAACAAATGCCGCTTGGTCTTTTACATACTTGCCGTATTTATAATAATACCATACTTGCCCAGCAACATCAGCCCATAGAACATCGGCATACTTAGGTAGTGCAGCACAATGAATACGTGCTACCTCTAGTTCATCCTCATATGAGAAGGATAAGCCATGCTCTAAATGTATCTTATCATGCCATGCTCTAAAGGCATGGTTTACATCAACATTATTGTATATTGACCTTTCACATGCCCCAGCAAAGACAGTAATAATGCCATGTTTTTTATAATCAGCTTGCAAATCTTCCCACGTATTCGGGGCATTGTCTGAGACATTATACCTTGGTGCTATGTCAATAATAGCTTGGTTTAAGTTTTTCATACTATCACCTGTTTATCCCCTTGCCCCTAATTAAAGGGGCATTATAACATGTTACATTATGCTGCTTGTTGTGCTCGCTTGGCTTTCATGTTGCTTTCTGCCTTGCCTATGCTCTCACATACTGCCTTGTGCTCTTCATCTAATTCATCGGCCATTTCTTCAAGCTCTAGTCTTTCAAGTATAGCCATTTGCACGGCTATTACAATATCATTGCCGAGATTCTCATCTTTTGTTTCCACAAATTTCTTCATCTTTTTGACAAGCTCGCTTTCTTTCTTTGGCTCTTTCCAGTCAACAGGCTCTACATATGAGCCACGTTTGGGACTATGTTTAACTGTAAAACTGGTTTCCGCTTCTGCCTGTTTAGCCGCCCGTCTTAGATTTGTTCGTAGCTGTGACGCAAGCCCATTACCCTCTTCACTTGTCTTATACTTTGTATTGCCTTTACTATCCTGACCGTTTTCAATACTGTACTTGGTTTTAATCTCATCAAAAGCCTGTGTAAAGGCATTACTATCATATTCTATATTTTCCTTATCAACTAACAATAGTTCTAATGCGTTAGTGTATGTTGACTGGATAGATTGTTGCGCCTTGCCCCCTTCACGCAATACACGTAATAAAGGAGAAGAAAGGCGAATTGTTTTTACTGTGTTGTTTGTTTGCTTAGTCATAATGTAATACTCCAAATGTTTAATTAATGTGTGTCTATTGTAACGTGTTACAAATTCAAATGTCAAGGGTTATTTATTCATATATCTTGCAAAATAAGGAGGATTGGTACAACGTCCCCTGTCCCAGCCTTGCCCGCGCATAACGCGGGCTAGTATAATATCTTGTATTCTATGTTTGTATTTACTCATGTCATACCCCTTCGTTAATGTCTGTACTAAATATAGCACGTTATAATTAAAATGCAAGGGATATTATCATTAAATGTTTTTATACCTGCCATAAATAATACTTATCATGTCTATACTATATATAGCAAGCTGTACCGCTACATACTATCACATTTCATGCATGCATAAAGCATGCCAACAATTCAATTTAGGTAGAAGTATTTGTTTTAATACCAAGACAAGGACTAGACATGCAAGCTCTCAGAGCGGCTTACAGGCCGCCTATTGAGAATATAAGAGAACGATAATAGATATGCACATATCATGCCAACATAGATGTTGTATTATAACAACACGTTGTTGCATTTTAGCAACACGTTCAACGATGTTTAATACATTCTAATGTACTGAAATTGCGGATAATATAACAATGTTATAATATAATAATGCGGACTGTTTGCCTGTGGATAAGCTGTGGATAAGTATTGAATGTTTTATTACACCAAACAAGAATGATTCTCATTTAGATATGCGGATGAGAATGATTCGTATTTAGAATATATATAGAAGGGGGTATGCGGGGGTTTGAATCTCTCTTCTGTATATGCATTAGAACATAAATTTATCTCACAGAAATTAATAGATCCTCGACTATCAATAGCTTACAGAATATTTAAGAGATTTTTTACATGAAAGAGAAGATAGTGCTTGACAAAAGAAGAAAAATATGTTATAATATAGATATAATATGACATAATGTTATTACTAACGTAAAACATTATATTATTTTGTTCCTCTCTCCCCAAGAGGAGGAACAGATAAATAAACATACATCTATATTAAAATAAGAAACATTCTTATTTTATTTTAGAATGTTTTCTCCCCAAAGAGAAAACATATATTATAATAAACATCTCTGCTGTCTTGAGGACAGCAATTAAATTGTTTAAGTTTTCCCACCCGCCCTGCCCTACCTTAATGGTAGGCATGGCAGCTAGTAAGGACTTCTATGTTAAGAACAGATTTAGAGCAGTCTATGCCCTTCCTTGACAGTAAGGGCAGATATCGAACAGCCTCGCTGTTCTGGGAATTTAAGAATAAGAATTATTCTCCTATTTATTCTTTGTCCCCGAAGGACAAAGGAGAATGTCCCTCTCTACATCAGATTTATTTAGAGCTGTCTACAGCTCCTATTGACGGAGAATATGAATTTGCTATGGCTGCTTTTGGCAGCTGGAAGCAATGGACACGCATCTGTGAGAATACACAGCTACGTGCTTACATAGACGAATGGAGAGATGAGCTTGAAGTTAAAGTCAGAAGTAAGGCGATTAAAAGCCTTGTTGAAACGGCAGCAGAGGAAGGCTCTAAAGGAACAGCGGCAGCTAAATGGGTTGCTGGAGGTCAATGGAAGACAGGCAAAGGAAGACCCACTAAAGCCCAAGTAGAGCATAGGAAGAAAATAGAGGCTGGTATTCACAGTGATACAGACGAAGACGCTCAAAGGCTTGGATTGCATTAATGGCTAAATATACGCCCCTAGATGATGTCACAAATCTAGCTAATACAACATCTGCTCAAGCCACTATTAATACGAATAGTGACAGAATAGAAGCTGCCTTTGATAATACGTTGAGCTTAGATGGCTCAACGCCTAATTCAATGGGATCAGACATTGACTTAAATAGTAATGATCTGCTTAATGGTGGGATAGTTAATGCTACAACACTGAAGATTGGTGGTACAATAGTAACCACTACAGCCCTTACAGCTTCAGATGCCTCCGAGATAGATTATGACCAAGGTGGTACAGGGTCTGTTGCCACCACAGTGGAAGCTAAACTACAGGAAGCTGTCTCTGTAAAGGACTTTGGTGCTGTTGGTGATGGTGTTACAGACGATACAGCAGCCATTCAAGCTGCTATAGACAGCGGGGCATATAGGATATTTCTTCCTACAGGAACATACTTAATATCTTCACCATTAAAAACAGGAAGCTCTTACCAAACTATTGAAGGTTCGGGCTGGTCTACAATCCTAAAAACAACCGATGATACATTACAGTTTGGTATAGCGGTATTAACTACACATACAGACGTTAATATTAAGTCATTAAAAATGCTTGGGGCAGCTACTTCGTCTGAAACCTCGCCATCAAGTAACGGAGCTATCGGGGTTAATACGAATTCAGGTGCTACTGCATTTGCCATGAGCTATCCCACTACTCAGGACACGCGCTGCAAGGTAAGCAATGTTTGGTTTGACCAATGGAATGTCGGTATCGCTAATAACCATTCGGATGGGTTAGATGTTAGGTATTGCTTGTTTACAAATATTGAAGGGCTAAACACTGGGTATGGATATGGCATAACATCCAGTGGCAACAATCAAAATATTTTATATAATAGATTTGATAATACAAACTCAGCAGGTCAGGGTAGACACGCTATTTATATTAATGGCTACAGCGAATCCTGTAATGTTGTTGGTAACTATGTAAAATCTTGGGAAAAGAATCCTTATAATATTAAAGCAGAATCCTCAGCTACTTCTGGTTATTATCATAATGTTTCTTATAATGTTGCTGAAGGATGTAATCTAACGGAAGTTACAGATGCAGCAGTATTCTTATTTATAGGAACGAGTGCTACCTATAAGGGTGGGTATTGTACTGTGAATGGTAATAAAGCCATTGACTGCAAAGGGCATCAATTAAGATTTACATATTTTCCACACAGTTCCGCTAATGATTTTATTGCTGACGGGACATTAGACTACACGACACCATCTAATAACAATACTCCGATTTGGTTAGAGTTGAGTGATTATACAAAGCTAACCAATATATCATTGAACGGAATACCAAATACAACTTACTCTGGTATGGGTATTGAGAGCTGTGCTTATGTTGAGGTTGATAATTTCTGGAGTTATGCAGCAGGGAACTATCGTACTGGCATCCAGTTAAACGCTGCCACTACGTCAACAACTAATAATTGTGTATTGAGTAATATTAACGCTGAAACAGGTGGCGCATTATCCCAAGGCGTTGTTGAAAATGCTGCATATACATCACAGGGTATCACGACAAACTTATGGCTAGATAGGACTGGTCAGTGTTTATTTGCGTATGAATATACTATTGCTACCGGAGCTATAGATATAACAGGTAGCTCTCAAACTATTATTGTTGATACGGAGTCGGACGCTTCGAGCGATGATTTAGATACAATCAGTGGCAAAGAAGATTTCTCGACCATTATATTGGTGGCTGCCAATAGTGCGCGATCTGTCGTAGTGAAAGACGGTACAGGCAACCTAGATATTTCGGGAGATTTCACATTAGATAATACCGAAGATAGCTTAATGCTCATGCGTAGAGGAGCTTCGTGGCAAGAAGTAAGTAGGTCAGATAATGGGGCATAAAATAACAAATGAGAGTGAGTAATTACAATCGCTAAGTATACACCAGTAACAGCTAGTAGTGGGTATTTATCTAACGACCTGATAAATCAAAACTTCACAGACGCTGCTACAGCATTTGAGAATACATTGTCTAGGGACGGTACGAGTCCCAATACAATGGCAGCTGATATTGACATGGACAGCAATGACTTGCTGAATGTCAACAGTGTAGGCACTCAGGCTTTAACAATTGCTGGTACGTCTATTGTAGCTGGATCTACGCTTTCAGTACCTGATGCCACTAATGTCCCTTTCACCCAAACTGGTACAGGAGCCACGCTAGCTAATGTAGCAGAAAAGCTGAAAGAATATATTAATGTAGTGGTAGACTTTGGAGCTGTGGGTGATGGAACTACTGATGATACCACAGCATTCCAAAATGCTATTATAGAGGCTAAAGCTTCTAACAAAGCTATCTTTGTCCCGTATGGGAAGTATTTAATAACATCCCTTTTAGATTGTTTTAGAGTGTCTATTATAGGGGAGCTGGCATCAGATGAAGCAGAATTAAGTCAAGATAGTCCTTGGCCTGTACTGATATATGATGCAACCTTATCAGATACAGGTATGTGTAGAGTAGGGCAAGCTACAGCATCCACTGAGCTTACTGATAGAACAACTTTTGCCAACTTCATGATTGATATGACCTCAGCACCTAATAATGCTAGAGGGGTCTTTTGTGAGCATGGTGTTAATGAGAAGACAATAAAGAATGTCTATTGCAGAGGAACCTCTGACACTATTGCAAATTTAGTGACAGAGAATATATCTGGAATAGATCTGAGGCTTAGTGATACTGCTACTCAAGGTCTTTACTATCTCCATTTAGATAACTTAGTTGGGTTTTATATGTTCAGGGGTTTTTATACTTCTGGAAACTCTAACGATGGTATGCGTGTAAGTAATATTGGAACGATCAGATCTTGGAACTGTGTCCAAGGTATTACATTTAAGGACTCCTCTTCTAATAATATAGATATTCTAGGTGTACAAGGATTCCTAGCTGGCTATGATCCAAGTGGTACTACCCCTTCAGAATGGGGTGTCTATATGGACTATAAATGGAATACAGTAGGAAACACGTACTTTGAAGGCTCAGGTACAACAACAAACCCTGTTATGTTTGTTACTGAGAATCATTCTATAAACTTCCGTGATCTTGAAAATGTACCTAACATGGTACAGGTTATAGACAGTGATGGAAGTAGGCAAGTAGGTAGTGAAGCTGGAACTAGTTTAGGTGTATCAACATTTGCTAACCATTTAGAGGCAGGTAGTATAGGTGGCCCACAAACGCAAGAGAGTTTACTTGTAAATAGTAATTTTGCACTCTGGACAGGTGGTAGTAGTAATATAAGTGATGCAGCTAGTTTCGCACATAGTTGGGTTGCTAGGAAAGATGAGGCTACAGCTACATTAGGTATTCTCCAACGGACAGGGAGCTCTAATACACTCACATATAATAATGCAGTAAGGATAGAAGTTACTAATCCTGTTGCAAATAACTTATATGGGTTTGGACAGGATGTGGCTAGTTACATGCCATTATCAGGATCTGTACTACAGACGCTATCAAAAAACTTTGAGTATGTGACAGTGGCAGTGGTATGTAGACCTTATAGCTCAAACGCAGCACCCATTCGATGTAGAATAGAGTCAGACTTAGGTACGTCCACAACAGGTGAGAACTACTTAATCTCCTATAATCAGACTACAGATGAGGCAACGAATGACCAGCCTGTATTTGGTGACGATGGAAAATGGTTTACATTAATTCATCATGTAAATCTAACTACATCTATGACCAAGTTCAATGTAGAGTTTGGTTATTATCCTGCGGATACAGTAGATGGGTCGATACATGTGGATGGTGTATACCTAATTAATGGTAGGCACACTCAATATGGTGCTAGACCTTATGTGAAAACACCTGAGTTAATTCAAGCTCCTAACGCAGCTGCAAATACAAATACGCCTTCTGGTGCTACAGCTAACGCTGTAGAAATATTTGATAAAGATGGAGCTAGTTTAGGATTTGTTCCTGTCTATGCGGCACAGTGGTAGATGTCTAAAGTAACCCACGATGAAATTAGAGAAGCAGCAGAAGCAGACCTCTCTGCATTTATAAAGCTTGTAGCCCCACACAGAGTGCTGGGCTCTATACATGAAGAGCTTATAGACTTCTGGACAAGGGATGGAGCTGAAGACCACCAATTAGTATTGCTCCCACGAGATCATTGTAAGAGTAGTATGGTGGCATATCGTGTAGCATGGTGGATAACTACCCATCCAGACACAACAGTGTTGTACATAAGCTCTACAGCGAATCTCGCAGAGAAGCAGCTGTATTTTATAAAGAACATACTAACATCAGCCAAATACCAGAAGTATTGGCCTGACATGGTTAATAAAGAGGAAGGAAAACGTGAAAGGTGGACTACTACAGAAATCTCTGTCGATCATCCTAAACGCAAAGAAGAGGGTGTACGAGATCCAACAATCTTTTCCGCAGGGCTTACGACTTCTATTACCGGGCTTCATTTTGATCTTGCTGTCTTGGATGATGTCGTTGTTAAAGAAAATGCTTATACGGCTGAAGGCCGACAAAGAGTAAGAGAGCAATATTCCCTTCTGGCTTCCATTGAGAAGGCAGAAAGTCAGGAGTGGGTAGTGGGAACACGCTACCATCCTAAAGACCTCTACCAAGACCTAATGGAAATGGAAGAGGATATATATTCTGACGAAGGAGAACTAACGGGGTCACTACCTATCTACGAGATATTCGAGAGGAAGGTGGAGGACAATGGAGATGGCACAGGCCAGTTCCTTTGGCCTAGACAGAGGCGTACAGATGGTAAGTGGTTTGGATTTGATATTGGTATTCTCGCTAAGAAGAGAGCTAAATACTTAGATCGCACCCAGTTTTACGCTCAATACTATAACGACCCCAATGATCCTGAAGGGCAGCGTATTGCTACCAACCTGTTCCAGTATTACGATAAGAAATACTTAGATCAGTTTGAAGGAACATGGTATTATAAAGACAAGCCGTTAAATGTCTTTGCATCTATTGACTTTGCTTTCAGTTTAAATCAGAAAGCGGATTATACAGCCATAGTTGTTATTGGTATAGATCCTGATAGCAATATATACGTATTAGATATTGACAGATTTAAGACAGATAGAATCAGTGCTTATTTTGAACACATTCTCCATCTCCATGTTAAATGGGGCTTTAGAAAGCTAAGAGCTGAGGTGAATGTTGGACAGGATGTTATTGTAAAAGACTTAAAGCACAATCATATTCGTAAGCATGGAATGCAACTGAGTATTGATGAATTTAGACCTACACGAGGTCAGGGAACAAAGCAGGAACGTATGTCTGCCATCCTTGAGCCTAGATATGACAATTTAGCTATATGGCACTATCGAGGTGGCAATTGTCAAATACTGGAAGAGGAGCTTATTGTAGCTCACCCTCCACATGACGATTGTATGGATGCATTAGCATCTGCCATTGATATAGCCCTACCACCAGCGAGACATGCTATGAGAAATAGAACAAAAGCGAAGGTATTGACACATAGCAGATTTGGAGGCTTGAGATAATGCCGGGTAGTGTAAGTGAGTTTGAATACTATTTAGATAAGGATAATCTGGCGGATATAATTGCCCACGACTGGATTCAGAAGCATGGAGACAGAAAGAAGTGGCATGATGAGAAGAAAGAGCTCCGTAACTATATATTTGCTACAGATACAAGTAAGACAAGTAATAGCACGCTGCCTTGGACGAATACAACGACATTGCCTAAGCTATGTCAAATAAGAGACAATTTACATGCTAATTACATGGCAGCTCTCTTTCCTAATGACAATTGGATTAAATGGGAAGGGTATTCAGAAGAAGCCGAAGTAGCAGAAAAGCGAGCAGCTATTGAAGGATATGTCTCTAATAAAGTGAGACTGTCAGATTTTCGTAACACTGTCTCTCGTCTATTGTATGATTATATAGACTATGGTAATGCATTCGGTGAAGTTAAGTTTGTAAATGAAACTGTTACAGATCCTATTACAGGAGAAGTGACAGATGTATATGTAGGGCCAAGGCTGTATAGAATTAGCCCTTTAGACATTGTATTCAATCCAACTGCTATCAGTTTTAAAGATAGTCCTAAAATAACACGATATTTAAAAACTATTGGTGAACTTAAGCAAGATGCTGAAGACAAGCCAGAGCTTGGCTATCTAAAGGATACAATAGAGAAAATACAGGACATACGAAAGAATGTCCCTGCCTTTGATACATCAGACCTAGATAAGCAAGAAGGGTATGTAATTGATGGCTTTGGTAGCTTACAAGAGTATTATAGCTCCAATTATGTAGAGCTCTTAGAGCTTGAAGGTGATATACATGATCCGGGTAGTGGTGAGTTGCTACGTAACCAAATCATCACTATTGTAGACAGGACACATGTATTACGACAAGAGACAGCTCCTTATTGGGTTGGTAAGAGTAATAAGTTTCATGTTGGTTGGAGACTACGCCCAGACAATCTATATGCTATGGGGCCGCTAGATAATCTAGTTGGTATGCAATATAGAATAGATCATCTTGAGAATATCAAAGCTGACCTATTTGATTTGATTGCTCACCCACCCCTAAAAATTCGGGGTAATGTAGAAGAGTTTGAATGGGGCCCTTTAGCTGAAATATACCTTGGAGATGATGGAGAAGTTGATGTCTTGGCAGTGGATAGCACAGCATTACAAGCAGATACCCAGATTGCGATACTTGAGCAGAAGATGGAAGAATTCGCTGGGGCTCCGAAGCAAGCAATGGGGATACGTACACCGGGTGAGAAAACAGCATACGAGGTACAAACTCTTGAGAACGCAGCAGGTAGGATTTTTCAGGATAAGATAGTTAATTTTGAAATTAATATGGTGGAACCTGCTCTTAATATGTATCTAGAGAGTGGCAGACGTAATCTGTCTGGTAAGGATTTGATACGTGTTATGGATGATGACTTAGGCGTTGCTGAATTCCTAGACATAACAAAAGAAGACATAACAGCAGAAGGTAAGCTACGCCCTATAGGGGCGAGACATTTCGCTGCTACAGCTCAGCTGATACAAAACCTATCAGGTGGTATACAGATAGCAGCAGCTGTTCCGGGACTAATGAATCATGTCTCTGGTAAGAAGCTTGCAGCCCTTCTATTTGAGGAAATCTCTGGTATGAAGAAGTTTGATCTTGTATCAGATAATGTCGCTATTATGGAACAAGCAGAGAGTCAGAGACTTGTACAACAAGCCTCAGAGGACTTAGAAGTGGAAGCAGCCACCCCTGTAGAGGAAGAAGGGGCTGAAGAGCTACCTACAGAGGAATTCTAATGCCAGCTAAGAAGAAAGCTAAACGTAATTATAAGAAAGAGTATGCCAACTACCACTCCAAGCCAGCTGCTAAGAAGCAGCGAGCTCGTAACAATGCAGCCAATCATAAGGCTGGTACATATGGAAATGGTGATGGGAAAGACATAGCACACGCTAAGCCAAAAGCTAAAGGCAAAGTGATAGGAAAACAAAGCCCAAGTAAGAACAGAAGTTTTAAACGAACAAAGACAGCTAAGAGGAAGAAATAATGGCAAAGCGATCAGGTGATTATGTATTCACCACAGGAACCCAAGGTACAAACGATAATGATGTAATCTATCTAGCTTCTACTAATGTACGAAAGCTAACGGACTACAATATTCATTATATAGAATCTACTCTAGCAACAGTGGATGTGGATGTAAGTATTGATGGCACAAACTGGATACCTGCTGTCGCAGGGCGTAGTCTTGTAGCTACAGCTTCTGCCACTCATGTAGTAGAAGCTGCTGTAAATGTCTGCCTAGAAATTAAAGGGACATTTGTAGATTTGAGAGTTAATCAGAAGGGAGCTAGTGCCGCCAATGCTGTCATCTCTCACACTAAAGTTTAGGAGAAATTCTTATGCCTAAAGGTATAATGGATAAATTAAAGAACAAGTCTAGGGTAGCTGTTAAGAAGGCTACAGCCAAACCAAAGCCTAAGAAGAAAGGATCTCCTCCTGTCCATAAGACAGGAAAGAAACATCCCGGCCCTTCTCAGAATCATCTGTCTAGAGCACAAGCAGAGAAGAAGCGTAAAGAAATACGAACTAGGAAAAAGAAATGAGGCTGTCCTCTCAATGGACAAATGGCCTTCCTCCAAAGGACAAGACAGAATTTAAGAAAAGAATTGTAGCATCTCGTGATGTCTTAAATAGACTGAAGAAGATGTTAGAAGAAGACTTGCAAGCTTCCCTTAAGGAAGCTGCAAAGGAAGATAACTACTCTCTTCCAGCATGGTCTGAGTTCCAAGCAGCTAAGCTAGGAGAGCAGAAAAAACTACGAATGGTGATAGACCTATTACCAAAAGATTAAGGAATACATTATGTCTGACCAAGATACTATATTTAACTCGGAGGAAACTCCAAAAGTCGAAGTGACAGCTGAGACTACTACTGAAACTACTACGTCCACAGTAACAGACCCGTTAAGTGAATATGTAGGGGAAGGAAGGCAATTCGCTACACATGCTGATTTTGTTAAGAGCTTTAATGCTAAACAAGAGCATATTTCTACTTTAGAGTCGGAAAACAAAACATACCGAACAGAGTTGGAAAGTAAGCAGAGTGTTGAAGAAATGCTTCAAGAACTAAAACAAGGCAAGCCAGCAGAGCAAGCGCAAACTCCTAAGCTTGATCCTAATGTTTTAGATCAACTGATTGAACAGAAGTTGTCTGCTAAAGAGCAGGCTAGTGTTGCAAACGCCAACCAGCAACGAGTGGTGACAGCCATGAAGGAGCAGTATGGTGATAAGGCAGAAGAGGTTTATAATACATTAAGTGGTAAGGTGGGTATGTCCGTCTCAGCTCTTAATACGTTAGCTTCTCAGTCTCCTGATGCTGTATTACAGCTATTAGGGAATGGAACACCAGCACCAACTGTAGCAACATCGACAGGTTCAGTCAATACAGAAAGCTTGCAGCAAAGAGAAGCAGATCCCGTATCAGCTAAAGTTCCTCTAGGAGCTTCTTCAAAAGATATGGTGAAGGCTTTTAGAGCTGCTGCCCCCAAAACATAAATCATTATTGGAGATAAACAATGGTTCAAAATACATCTAATACTACTGCGTTTATAGAAGCGCAACAGTATTCAAACTTTATTCTGGAAAATCTTCCAGATGTGCTCTTGCCTGTAGGCATGAGTAGGGACGTATCAGATTTCGGTTCTGGTACAACTTTAAATATCAAATCAGTTGGTAGTGCCACAATTCAGGATGTAACTGAAGGCGTACCAATGACGTTTAATGCTATCGACACTGGTACTGTTAATCTGTCCATCTCCACCTATGAAGGTGATGCATGGGCTGTTAATGACGAACTACGTCAAGATAGTGCACAACTAGAACAGTTGATGGCTATGCGTGGTATGGAAGCTGCACGAGCAATAGGCGAGTCACATGAAACAGCTTTCTTGAAAGCTTGTAATGATGCTCAAACTAATGCTGCTGCTAACAACGTCAATAGCTTTGCTCATCGTCTTGTGTCTGCTGAAACTAACAATGTTATTGCGTTGTCACATTTCATTGACATGAAACTAGCATTTGATAAAGCTAATGTTTCTCAAGCTGGTCGTATTGCTATCGTTGACCCTGTTGTTGAAGCCACATTAAATGGCATGACCAACTTAGTTAATGTATCAAACAACCCTATGTTTGAGGGTATTGTAACCACAGGTTTTGAACAGAATCATAAGTTCATTCGTAACATCTTTGGTTGGGATATTTATACATCAAATCTGTTAAACAAACCAGTAACAATGGGTGACGGTACTACTACTATTGCTTCTAGCGGTGGTGTAGCAAATGTGTTCATGAATATTGCTGACGACAATGCTCGTCCAATGATGACTGCATGGCGCAAACGTCCTTCTGTTGAAGGCTGGCGTGACCCAGAAGCTCGTGAAGACAAGTTCCAAACAACTGGTCGTTACGGTATTGGTGCACAACGTTTAGATACCTTGGCTATCCTCGGTACTTCTAACTCAAGTTATTAAGGAGATATATAATGGGACTTGAAACAAGCGCAGGCCGAGGTGGAGTACAAACTCACTATGAAACTCGTTCAACTAACGAGACTAATGGTGGTCAAGTACACACTCACGGTAAAGTAAAACAAATTACATATAAGTTTAGTTATGATGACCTACCCGGTGGTGGTACTGATGCTCTGCGAGCATTTGTTCCAGCTGGTGCTATGGTTGTTGATGCTTATTTCAACACTACTACAGCTTTTGCTAGTGGTACGAGTTATGATATTGGTTTAGAGCAGAATGATGGATCAACAGCTATTGATGCTGATGGTTTATTCGATGCCCTAGTATTAGCTGATATTGACGCTTCTGTAGGTACAGCGTTAACAGCTTCTCTACATGCAGGCACTAACTCAGGTGTATTATGTGGTCAACGCTTAAGTGTAGATGGTTACTTAGTTGTAGCTGCTACTGGTTCTTTTACAGCTGGTGAAGCTGAATTAGTTCTTGAATACATAGCGTAAGTGTGTTGGGACTCTTAGGAGTCCCTTCCCTTTAAGGAGAATATAATGGCTTTATCAAATCCTGCCAAAGCTATCAGCCAATTAGCTGATAAGAATGGCAAACCAATTATAGGAACACAAGCTGCTACAATTGCAGAGCTTACAGATAGTACTACAGGTACTGCTACAGATACGTTGGATGATACAACAGCTGGTCAGAAGGATGATGTTGCTTCTCTTGCTGCTAAGATTAATGCAATCTTACAAGTATTAGCTGCTCATGGTCTTATAGCAGATGCTTAACGGATATGGGGCTTAACGGCCCCTATTCTTAATTCGGGAATATAGAATGCCAGAACATGAAAATATAACGGCTGATGCCGATAATCACGAACCTATGGGACTATCTTCCTTAACAGGGGGAGCCTCTGACACTAATAAACTCTATCTATCAGATGGTGCAGGTAGTGGGGACTGGAAAGAACTGTCTGCACATATAGGGGGGTATGTAACTTATGATGCAGTGACTCCAGCTTATCAGCACTCAGTGACCACATCTGACACAGTACTAGATCCAACATTCACAGTGACACATGCCAATCTATTTTCTGCAACAGGAACTCCTAATGCACGATTGGTTTACAATGGAACTCCTGATATGCATTGTTTTATGAGTTTTAACTGCTCAGTAAAGCAGGCATCAGGGAGTAATAAAGATGTAGAATTAGTTATCTATATTAATGGGGTAGCTCAAGAAGGTAGTAGAGTTGTACGTACAACTACTACAGCTAATTGGGGTAGTGCCGCTCTTAATTGGGATGCTGTTTTATCTACTAATGATTATATTGAAATTTTTACACAGGCGGATGCAGCAGTAACTGTAGACTATGCACATGCTTATCTAGGAATTACAGGAAGTCCCGAATAATGCCTAAGCTAACCTTACTAGAGATTACACAGAGCATTCTATCTGATATGGATAGTGATAATGTGAACAGTATTAATGATACTGTCGAAGCTCTACAAGTAGCTGAGATAGTGAAGACATCCTACAATGAAATAATTAATAGTAGGAAGTGGCCTCATCTCAAGATGATGACACAGCTAGAAGCATCAGGGGATAATACAAAGCCTGTGTGGATGCAAATACCAACCAATGTCTCTTACATTGATTGGGTGAAGTATGACAAGATTAAGACAGGGAACACAGCTACAATATATCAAGATGTAACATGCTTGTCTCCTAAAGACTTTCTTGATATTGTTATGCAAAGAAATGAAGATGCTACAAACATAACAGAATATACAGACTATAATGGAACACCTGTACTAGTAATTACAGACAGTGCTCCTACCTATTATACATCTTTTGATGATGAATACATTGTGTTTGACAGCTATGACAGTGCTGTAGATACAACATTACAGAAGAGCAAGACACAAGTGGAAGCTTATAAAGAAGCTGTATGGAGCTCTGTTGATACATTCACTCCTGATCTTCCAGCTAAAGCGTTCCCCTATCTATTAGCAGAAGCTAAGAGTGCTGCCTTCACTAGTTTGAAGCAAGCACCAAATCCTAAAGAAGAGCAGAAAGCTCGTAGACAACGCACCTTCCTAGCTCGTCAGAAATGGCAGCAGAATGGTGGTATTAAAAAACCAGATTACGGACGGCATTCATGAGTACATGGGAAACAACTAACGGTAAAGAGATTGGACTACGCATAGCAAATAATACAGCTCTATGGGAAATAGAATTCAAATCTGGTGGGCAGATACCTAAAGAACTTAAAGGGCTATACAATTCTACTGCTGCGGCAGCACAAGCTATTGAAAAATATCTAGGAAAGAAGAACGTAGATGCCAAGACAAAGACCAACAGTAAGTAAAGAATACAGCAATTTTATTGCTGGTTTAATTACTGAAGCGAGCCAACTAACCTATCCAGAGAATGCTTCTAGTGAAGAAGAGAATTTCATCCTCAATAGGAATGGTAGTCGTAGACGGAGACAAGGAATAGACTATGAGAGTGGTGGAAGCCTTTCAGCAGACATAGCTACATCTACATTTAGTGATCTCGCTGTCACCAATCATGTCTGGGAGAATGCTGCTAATAGTGGACTGTACAGCTTCTCTGTCGTACAGACAGGGAGCACGTTATATTTCTATGACAGACAGCAAGCTGACCTGTCAAGTAATGTGAAAGCTTTCACTGTTGACCTCTCAACCTATGCAACAGCCTCTGCCCAGAACATTGGCAGTAAGCCAATATTTACAGCCTCTGGTAGAGGACTGTTATTTGTTGTATCAGAAGATACAGAGCCTTTCTACATCTCGTATGACAAAGATAATGACACTATATCTGTCACACAAATCACTATAGAAATAAGAGATTTCTTAGGGCTGCCTGAAGCTGGCTTGGATACAGATGGCAGACCTACAACATTAAGTCTAGACCATCAATATAATTTATATAATCAAGGGTGGTCACAAGCTCATATAGATACCTATTTTAGTTCCTCTTCTACAACAGTAGACTTTGTATATAACCCAGCAACACTTTCTTGGGAGCTTGTTATAGACACTGTCGCTAATGCTGTTTATCCCAGCAACGCTCAAGTCTGGACAGCAGGGAAGAATAGTACTGGTGTCTTTAATCAAGCAGATTTAGATGAAATCTATTTTGGTAATACTCCTGCCCCCAGAGGGCACTATATATTAAATGCCTTTGCTAGAGATAGAGATACAGCTGCCAGTTTGTCAGGCATTTCTACAGAGACAGAGAAGGGTAGGCCCTCTGCTGTAGCTTTCTATGCAGGTAGAGCCTTCTATTCGGGAGTACGGAGTGATGCAGATGGTGGCCCATCTGTTAATGGCTATGTCTATTACAGTCAGCTAATTGAAGACGAAGCTAAAGTAGGGAAGTGCTATCAAGTAGCTGACCCAACATCTGAGATTATATCTGACTTAGTTGCCACTGATGGTGGCGTAATTGTCATACCGGAAGTAGGTGTGGTACATCGACTAGAGCCTGTAAGAGACTCATTAGTTATATTTGCTGACAATGGTGTATGGGAATTGCGAGGAGATACAGACGCTGGTTTTACAGCTGATGCTTTCCAAGTGAGTAAGATTACTAATGTTGGTAGTATTAGCAGTAGCAGTGTTGTAACAGCTGAGGGAAATGTATTCTATTGGAGTGATGGTGGAATATATGTATTAGCTACAGACAATGCTTCTGGTAGGCTCAGTCCAACAAATATTACAGAGACAACAGTACAGACATTATATCAAGGACTGTCTAGTAGCTCACGCTTATATGCCACAGGGCATTATGACAGCGTGAGTAAGAAGGTGAGCTGGCTTTACAACGGAGATAGCACCTATACAGGAAGCAGTTATGTAAATAAATATGATACAGAGCTCGTCTTTGACACAGTGCTAACAGCCTTTTATAAGAACACAATCTCCAGTTTAGCCTCTAATAGCCCTTATGTAGCTGGTTATGTTTCTACCCCAAATCTAATAACAGCAGATGTATCTAGGGTGGTGACTGTTGGTGGTGTAGCTGTTACTGTAGGAGGAGTTGATGTTACTATTGGTGTAGCTCAACCATCAGGAGCTTCAACAGCTACAAAGTATTTAACAGTTGTTCCTCTAGCAGCTTCTACTAATTCTAAGATTATATATAGCTTATATAATAACAGCTCTTTCACAGATTGGGTTGGAGCAGATGGTACAGGTGTGGACTACACTAGCTATTTAGTAACAGGACATGAATTGCTTCAAGACAGTCAACGAGACAAGCAAGCAACATATATTACATTTCATTTTTCAAGGACGGAAACAGGTTTCATTACAGACAGTAATGGAGATTTGGTGTTAGAGAACCCATCGGGTTGTAAGTACCAGAGCAGATGGGACTTTTCAGATAGTACCAATAGTGGGAGGTGGTCTAGTGAGTTGCCAGCCTATAGATTCAATCGTAACTATATACCCTCTGGTAGTGGAGATACGTTTGATTATGGCTTTGATGTAATTACTACTAAAAATAAGGTGAGAGGGAAAGGGAAAGCCCTCGCTTTATATCTAACATCAGAAACAGGAAAAGACTGTGAGATATTGGGATGGTCTGTTACATATACAGGCACTCCTTTTGTCTAAGATTTTACATCCTACAATATATAAGGATGATACTGGAGAGTTGTTCTTAGAGCTAACTCCAGATAATATGCCCATTATACATTGTTATATTTATAAATGGACTAAGAGCAGCTATAAACACCAGAAGCTTGTTTGGGAGAGTGTCATAACAGCACTTAAGAACAAGGGATATGAAACAATATATGCAGCTGCTAAAGATGAGAAGCTTATTAAATTTGCTAAGATGTTTGGCTTTGAGCCAACAGAAACATATATTATAGATACAGAGCAGGACACTCGGAGACTGTTGAAATGTTGAATAAATTAGAAAAAATGACACAGAGTAGGATGGGACATTGTGAGCCTGTCACTGCTTTCCTTGGAACACTAGGCACAACTGGCGGGGTGACGTATGGAACATCTGCTGCCGCTTTTGCTGGAGGGGCTGCTGCATCTGCGGGTGCGGTTTCAGGTGGATTAACTCTAGGTGGTATAGCGGCTGGTGTTGGTATAGCGGCTGGTGTTGGTAGTATCTACCAAGGGATTCAGGTAGATAAAGCAAGCAAGAGACAGACTGCTCAGCAGCAGCGTATGGCAGACTTAAAGAACCAGAGGCAGCGTAGGCAGGCTATACGAGCAGCACGTATTAAACGTGCAGAGATAGTGGCTGGTGGTGAACAAGCAGGAGTAGGCTTAGGGTCTAGTGCTGTATCTGGAGGCACAGCTGGTGTTGGCAGTCAGCTTGCAGGAAATTTAAGTTTCCTAGACCAGAGCCAGAGTATACAACAGAGTATATTCTCAGCAGGGAGTGACGTAGCTAGTGCACAAGCTTCCCAAGCAGCTTTTGGAGCTGCTGGTAAAGTGGCAAGTAAATTTGCAGATTATAAGAGTATCTTTAAATAGTGGAAGAATTAAATCAATTATCACCTCCTGTAGATGATTTGTCTATACCTGTAAAGCAACGAGTGGAACCTGCTGAAGCTAATAGGACTGCTGTATATGCAGCTTTAGCTGAGGATAAGCCTCTTATAGAAACCTTTGAACGCTACAAAGAAGCAGCTAACTCTGAATCTGCTGACATAGATATAGCAGACTTAAAGGGAAAGATAGCTAAGGACAATGCTGATAGCTACATGGACTACATGAAGCGAGAAGCTGTAAAGTCTGGTGGTACTACTCAAGAAATCTTAGATGGGTATATAAATCTTACACAAGAAGATCCTAGTGTAAAGCTCACCGCATTAGAAAAGACAGCACAACGCAGTGCTTTACGCACCCCTAGTAAGGACAATGAAGAGCGTGCTTTTAGTGTACTTAAAACTATAGGAGAGCGTACTCGTCTTATTGATACACTTAATACATTAGCCTCTACAGAGGAATCTAAAAATCCTACAGCTGCTTGGGATATTACTAAGGACTTTGCAGATTTACTCCTACCACTACAGACTCCTGCTACACTAGGCTCTGTTACAAAAGAGATTTTAGATGAACGTTATTATGTAATGGCTGGTGATGCTTATCAAGCATTAGCAACACATATAAAGAATACTCCTGTAGAACAGCAAGAGAAAGAAATTGAGCGTGTTGTAGAAAGTATTGTTAGAAACTCTGGTGTTATCTCTGATCTGTCCACAGGGCAGCAGAACGATATGGCTAAGACATTTGCTTTGGAATCTCTGAAGCATTACCTACAGCCCGGTGGCCCAGACAGTGATGCTACACGCATCATAGATAATATATTAGGTTCTGTTGAATTGTTTGGTGTCCTGCCTGCTAAATCTTTAGGGAAGATAGTAGGGAAATATTTCAATGGTGTAGAGTCTGTAGCTGAAAGAGCTACGCCTCACGGAGCTCTTGGTAATATAACAGCAGCAGATCCAGAGCTTGGTAGCATCTTACATGCAGAGAGTATTAAAAATGCTGACGTAGCTACCAGTATGGGTACAACTCCTGAAGGGGCTGCTATGAATGCAATGCCTCAGCCTATTGATGGAGCTCCCTTTGCAGGTGTCCCTCCAAAAGTTAAGGAGGCTATGGAAGGGATTCAAGTGAGTAAGGAAGCTATAATGCAGATTCCTGAAAATACTTTCATCTATACAGACAAAGACTTTGAGGCTCGTATTAATACAATGACCACTGCGCTTAATGGTGCAGAAGGTGTATTCGTATGGCATCCTGATAAATTTAGAATGGGTAGAAAAGGAGAGACAGGCTTTATAGAGTACCAAGCTGTATTAGGAAAAGATAATACACAAGGTTTCTTCTCTAGAGTAGAGGCTCAAAAGGCTATGCAATTATTCCTCAAAGGGAATAATAGAAACTTCAAATCTTCAGATTTCACTGTCATGGTTAGAAACACTGTTACAGATGAACTTGAAGAGTTTGCTAATGGTGCTCATTTTGCTAAGAGTGTAGATGTCTCAGCTATCAAGCGTGAGATTAAGATAGCTAAGAAGGATATTGTGAAGCTTCGTGCAGAAGCTAAGCTAGAGAAGGGGGCTAAGAAAGAGCAGCTCCTTACAGAGGCTGCTCAGCTTTCTAAGATGTCTGAGCGATTTGCAGAGAAAATTAAAGCTGGTGCAGGAGGAGAATTCTTCTTGCAAGTGAAAGGTGAGAAAGCTCTTCCTTATAATGACTTGATGCCTTTAGATCCAGCTCATATAGATCCATCAGGGGGCTTTCTAGGCTTCTTTAGATCTCCTGAATCTAAATATGCTATGGACATTCATGGTGGATTTATAGTAGGAAATGAGAAGAAGTTTGTGTTTAAGCATGACCTGTTCTCGCTAACTAAGCCTTACCAGACTCTTCCATTTGCTAGTAAACAGAAAGTTACCAACCTTATCTCTGAAGGAGATCAACTTGGCATAGCCTACAATCCAGAACAGCTTAGAAATTTAGGCTTTTCAGAAGATGAGACTATTGGCTATTTGTCTAATAGAGCTTTCTGGGATGTTGTATATGATTTGAAAAATAGAGAAGTAAGGGACACCCTCATAGCAGCTGGTAACAAAGGGCTGCGTATTGATAGAGGAGATGGCGTTGTTATTGAAAATGCTGGCATCCCTATAGATAGAGATGCTGCTACAAAACTTGTTGATGATATTAAAGAAGTATATGATCCTCTCACGGGCACTGCTACAACACTCTCTGAGAAAGAGATTGCTCACAGATACACCAGAGGTGAGTCATTAGTTAAAGTGTTGAGTAAGTTTGATGATGGCAAGGGTGTGTTTAATTACGCATTTGTTAAAGCAAATGCTATAACAGAATTGCCTCTTCATGTATTACAAAGACGAGATGGCTATGTACATAAACTTAATGTAGAACCTTTTTATATAGATGAGCTCACAACAGCTCGTGTAGACGGGAAAGATGTTTCCAATCATAAGCGTACCTTTGGTACAGCTTCCTCTAGAGTGGAAGCTAAAGCTATGGTGGAAAGAGCTAAAGCTTCTTATATAGAAGACGAATTACAAGGGCTGTCCAACGCTGAGAAAATTGATTTGCTACCCTCACTTGCAGCAGAAGCTAATAAAAGATTTAGCTTTAGAGAAGATAGGAATATATCCTCTTCTGGACAACAGCTTGCTCAACATAACAAGCTATTGAATTCTAATGTAGGGTATTGGTTCAATAAACGTGGCGAGCATCTTAAACGTATGGATGGGAGCAAAGGCAGAATAGCTGATCCTATCCAATCTATTGAGCGTGTAAGCAACGCCATTTCTACTTCTGTGACACATAACAAATTATTAGATGTTAATTCTGCTAGACTGAGAAAGACATGGCCGCAGTTCTTTGATAACGAAGGTAGGTATATAGGACATGAGCTTGCTAAAGCAGGCAAGGCTGTAGAGAATCCAGACTTATTAAGAGCTAATTCTTTCCATAATTATATAGAAGGTTTCAGAGGTATTGAAACTAATATAGATAGAATATGGAAAAATACTATGTTAAACATAGATGCTTCTATTGCTAAGGCTGGTGTACAGTTTATGTCAGAAGCCTCTGCTGAAGTGTTCCTCAAAGGCTTGGCTAATACATCTCCCGGAAGAATGTTGACAGGTAGTATGTTTACAATGTCCTTAGCTCTTAATCCGGGAAGGCAGCTCTTCCTTCAGGGGCAGAGCATGTATCATATGGTGGGAGTTAGTCCGTTAGCTTTAAGTAAGGCTGCTAGGGATGCTACGCTTCTCTCTGCTACAATGATGGGACATGAGAATAAAGCAGCTATGGCTATGATTCTCCCTGTAGCTAAAAGCTTTGGCTATTCAGAAAAAGAATGGATGGAAGTGTTCAATCAATTCCGTAAGACAGGTAAGGCTTACGCAATTGACAGTAATGTATATATCAATGAATTAAACTTTGGTTTAAGTAGATCTGCTGCTAAAACTAGAGGTGGGTATATAGCTGATAATGTACTTACAGCCATGAAGAGTCCTGTCGCTGTAATGAAAGCAGCAGGTTTTGATGCTGGAGAAATATTCAATCAGATGGTGAGCTGGAGCTTTGCTCGCCACTTACACACACAGAACAATCCAAAGATTCGTTGGAATAGTAGTCAAGGGGTGCTAGATAGAATAGCAGCTGACAGTAAAGTATATGGCTTTGATATGACTAAATCTGGAAGGATGGACTATCAGAGAGGGGCTTTCGCTGCTATGACACAGTTCTGGTCTATACAGAACAAAGCTCTACTAAACATTATGCCTACAGCAGCAGGTGGTACTAAAGCTCTCAATGGTGTTCGAGGACGATACGCTCTTGGTTTGTATACTATGTATGGAGCTGCTGGTGTATATGGGCTCGATGCCTTAGTAGACAGTGCACTAGAAGATTCTGGTATTAATTTGAGTGAGCCTTTGTACCAAGCCCTTAAAGGGGGCTTGTTCCAAACTATGCTTAATACATCTTTAGATTTAGTTGGTGGTAGTGATGTAGGAACTACTAAGCTTGCTTGGAGTAAGGACATGTCTCCGTTAGCTAGAGTTGGATTTATGCATGACTTTGCTAGTGCTTTCATAACAGGCGACTCCTCTGCTATGGAGATATTAGCGGGTGCTTCTAGCAGCTTAGGCCCTAATATAGCCGCAGCCGCTACGTCTATTCGTCACATGTGGGCCCAGAATCCTGATGACGATAGTGTAGAACTCGTGCTTAAGAGTATTCAGGAGATGGGTAGATACTTCGGGCAGTTCTCTAAAGTTGCTCAATACAATATGTCTAAGGGTTTAGAAAACCGTATAGGTAAGTTACAGACAGTGACTAAGCAAGGGAAGCCTATCAGTGATGCTACAGCTACAGAGCTGTTAGCTAAAGCTTTAGTGGGTGTTCCTACACAAGCTGAGACACGCCATTGGGAGAAAGTAGAGCAGAGTGTTGCTGACAGGAAGCAGATAAAGAAAGACGCTAAAGATGTTGCTCGTACATTCTATAAGATTTGGTATGAGCATCCTAATGAATTAGAAGCTGCTCAGATACAAGGCAACCTAATTAGGAATTTATTTGCTGGTAATCCTGCATATGGAATGCAAGTTGCAATGATGGCTAAGGAAGAGTTTAGACGGCATACAGATTTTGAGAAGTTCACAGCAATGTTTATGAAAAACCATATGCTCCAAAACCCAGATCAAACTAAAGAAGGGCTCTATATTAATATAGATCATGACCCTTCTATTCCAACAGAAGAAAAACAAAAAGTTAAAGATTTTGTTAAGAGCTTGTATGACGACATTGCAGGTGCTAATGACTTATTACAGAGGAGCCAATAATGGCTGAGTTTAGTAAAGATGTAGGGGATGTAGGATTTACAGCTGGCCCCTCTGGGCCTAGAGTAGATACTTCGTTAGCAGACACTATTACAACAGCAGGTGATATAGGATTTGAGCTACATAAGGGCTCTGTTACTGCTGGTATTGAAAGTAATATAGATAAGATTAAGAGTCAGTATGACAGTGATAAGGTAGAGAATGCCGCCTTTGACGATGCTAAAACTCAGCTCCTAGCTGGTGCTAATCTCAATGATGAGAAGAGTTTGAATAGAATTGCTAAGGAAGTGCGAAGAATTGATAAAGCTAAGGATGCAGGCTTATCAGCCTCCTCAGCACTCACTCGTGTCAATGCTAAAGTTAAAGAGTCTCTTGCTGCCTATCCTCATTTGCGAACAGAGATAGGAAATATATTTAAGAAGAGTAGTGCTGGCAGTGCTAGTGCCTTTGTATCTTCTCTTGAAAGTACAGTGAAGAGTGAACAAGCTCTGGCTGTTGCTCAGCAAAAAGCCTTAGAAGCTGATATGCGTAAATTCTATGTAGACCCTAGAGATTTGTTTGCCGAAGCTAAATATCAAAAGGCTGTTGGTGAACAGCGTATATTAGACAAGATTAAAACTGCTGGTGTTATAGACACCCACAAAGCTAATCAGCTGCTTCCTGTAGCTATGAATAGAAATCTGGTAGCTCCTATAGATCAACAAGTAAGTCAAGTAATGAAGACATATGGCAGTATTGCTAATGTCCCAGCCGCTGAAAGAGAAAAAATACTAAACAGTTTAAATAGTTTAGAGGCTAATGCTCAGAGTAGTATTGATGCTATAGTATTACAGAACAACCTGTCTAATGTTTCTAAAGAAAAGACAGGAGAGTATGTAACTGCTCTTAAGAATTATGTATCCATCACTAGGGATACGCTATTAGGTAAGACAAAGAATGAACTTAATACACAAATAATTCAGAACTTTGATGACCAAGCGTATATTAGACTAATGGCGAAGCGTCCCGAGACAGCAGCTGCCCTTTCTATATTAAAGAGGGCAGGACAAGCTGCTCCCGGACTCACTACACAAGCCCTTGGGCAACAGGTGGGAGCAAGTATTGGTGCTGAGTTTGGTTTAGACAAAGCTAGAAATGACAGTGTAACGAAATTTAATACTGAGATTAATAGTAAGAAGCCTGATAATAAGAAAGCTTCTTTCACCTTAAGTGAAATGCAAGAGAGCTATGGAGATCAGCAAGGTGTTGCAGAGCAGAAGAATATATATTCTGATGTATTTAAGCAACTCCGAGGGGCCCTACAAACTGGTGAAGATGTAAATGGTAATATCAGTTTAACAGAAGAGGCTATGAAAGGGCTAAGAAATTCTCCCACAGAGTACCACATGTTTACCTACGAAGCTGCAATTGACTTCTTTGGTAGTAAGGTGTTTGGGAGTAGTGGTAGTAAAGTGGAGGCTGATAAAGAGTTTTTACAGACATCATCCAAAGTGTTAGATGCCTATGGTAGTGAAAAACTTCTCCCTCATATGAGAGCTTTCATTGACAAGAATCAAATATTAAGGCAGGCTACTTCTGGTAGAGGGATTGATAATTTGTCTTTATTCGAGATGGCTGACATCTCTGTAGATGAACAGGGGAATATTCAACTGAGCCTTAAGGCAGACGCTAAGCTTCCTAGAGAAGCTGTCGCAAGATTTGAGGGCACAGTGATAGAGTTTAATAATACCTATAGAAATCGTGTCACAAACCTATTGAATGCTTGGGAGAATGTTGCAGCAGCTAACAATGAGAAGGCTGTCAGTAGACAGCGTATAGCTGAGGGGCTGTTTGCAGGTATCCTGCCTTTGAAGGCAGAACAAGCTCCCCAAGAAGAAAATAATGGCCTCACAGAAGAAGAAAAAATAGCTACACCAGAAAGTAGTGAGCCTGTATTTAAAAGTCTCACCTTAGAGACAATGAAGATGTTTCAGAAAGTCTATGGGGACGGTGGAGAAGCATTACAGCTTCTCTTGTCAGACCCTCGTGTTAAAGGAAAGGCTGATAGGGCTCTACAACTATGGAATGCAGCTCAGGAAGCTGAGTAATGGCTGTAGTTAAACTTAAGCAGCGTACTAAAGTGAGGACTAACACCTCTCTAATTGGGAAGCAAGGCCCTATAGGAGAGCATGGTGTGCAGGGCCCACAAGGGCCTGCTGGAAAGGATGGCTTACAGGGCCCACAAGGGCCTGTAGGAGCACAGGGTACTCCCGGCAAGGATGGGGCACAGGGCATAGAAGGAAAGCCCGGTAAGGACGGACTGAGAGGGCCTGAGGGCCTGCCCGGAAAGGACTCCTCCCCCAAGGATGTAGCAGCTCTCCTGAAGGCTGATGAGGACTTCCTTCGTAAGACGAAGGGAAAGACAGGAGAATCTCCTGTCATTATGGGAGGGGGTGGTCATGCTACAGCTACATACACAGCTGTCACATCAGCTGAGCATGTAATAGGGAAGAGCAATTTAGTACATGGAATGAACATAATTGGTGTTAATTATGCAGGAGCTGTTAATATATATCTCCCTCATAAGATAGATCCAGAGATGATAATTGTAATTAATGACGAATCTGGCTCTGCCAGTTCAAACAACATAACAGTAACAACGAGGTAAGAACAAATGGCAACAGGTGATTTAGTAGTTTTTGATGAAGCTAAAGCAAAGATGATAGCAGGGGATTGGGCTTCTACTGATGTCTTCTATTGTGCAATCATGGATAATACAGCAACCCCGACAGCAGGTACAGCTACGCCTGTATTTGGAGATTTTACAGAAGTGGGTGCAGCAGGCTCTTATACAGCTAACGGGACGAGCTTAGGTGCTCTGTCCACATTAGTAACAGAGGCGGCAGGTACTATGACTTTCGACTCTAGTACAAACCCTACATGGGCACAGAATGCTTCTAACGACACAGATGCGTATTGGGCTATTATATACAATTTCACTGATGCAGGTAAGGATGCTTTAGCATTCGTAGACTTAGGTGGGCCTGTAGATATGACTGCTGGTGACTTAACAGTTACATGGAATGCTTCTGGTTTATTTACAATAGCTTAAGGACTCTATGTATGGAAGTAGTATTAGGTAATATCTATATCCGACAAGTACCAGAACCGCTTGAAAAAGGTGAGATCGTAGAAGGTCATACGCATAATTTCGATCATGTTACTTATGTGAACAAAGGCTCGTTTAAGATTACGCGCACATCACCAGATGGTGAAACTAAAAGCCGTACTATTCATGCGACTGACGAATATAATTTTGTCATGATTTTAGCTACACATAATCATACGCTTGAAGCTCTTGAAGATGATAGCGTTTATCATTGTGTTTACGCACATAGGAATCCTATCACCAAAGAAGTACAAGAGCATTACACAGGCTGGGATGAGGCTTATCGCTAATGACTGTTGAAGCACTTGTCAGGGTGGTGAGCAAGACCAATCCCATTGACCCAATTAAAGATGCTGAGTTGACAAAGTTCGGTGATGTCATTGTTGTTAAGCCTGAAAACTGGGGCTGGTCTACTGAAGAATATAACAACCCAGATTGGATTATTGTACGCATTAGAAATATGGAAATGGCAGAAGCGGAAGCTTATTTGTCTCCACAAGCGGGAGACGCTAGGGTATCGCGCTATCTAAAAAGGCGCGCAGTTGGATGGGATGAAGCAAAGCTATCCGCTTTTCTTGCAGGTATGCCACAGCCGATAAATTACATAATAACAGCCAATGCCTCACAAGTTAGAAAGTTTGTCTATGTTAAAGCTATTGATAATAGTTTAGTGCTATGACTACCAAGACGATAGGCGCTACAGGTGATTATTCAACGATTCAAGCGTGGGAAGATGCTTGTCCCTCAAACCTAGTTAGTACGACTCAGACATGGAGAGGGGAATGTGAGAACGAAGAATTTGTAGTAAGTGGCGCAACCTCACTAACAGTCAGTGGCATGACCACTAGCAGCACTTATTATTTAGAGCTAACGACTGAAGCTGGTGCAAGTTTTAAAGATCATACAGATGCCGCAACAAACCCGATAAGATATGATTCAGCTAAGGGTGCAGCGATACACAACTCTTATGTGTATGGGTATGGAATTGATATAAAGGCCAATATAGATTTCAAGCTGTCTAATTTACAGCTGAAGAATTCAAGTCAGAATAATCGACAGGCTATTTATCATCCTTATCCCGGCACTGCGCCTATGTTTATTGATGATTGTATTATTCAAAGTAATAAAGCAGCAGCGATATTTAATTTCCAGACTGGTGGTAGTGATTCAGTTGTCACTAATACAGCAATCATTACGGATGGGACGGGTACATACTTACATCGTGGCAATAGAATACAGTATCGAAACTGTACGCTTTTAAGTACCGGAACATTAACAAGATTTAGTCAAGATTATTATGGTGCTCCTACTTGGGATAACTGTTTATTCTTAGGCGCACCAACGGAATTTGCAGCATCAGGCGATAGTGCAACCGTTGACTATTGCACGACCGACTTATCAAGCTGGCAGGGTGCTACAGCTACTAATTCAAATCTTAGTGCAACAGCATCAAGTGAAATTGAGGATAGTGTTGGCGCACCAAACGCAGTTGACCTACGATTAAAAGCAAGTGCCACGTCTGAGGATGGTGGTAAATCTTCAGGTATGCCTACAACGGACATTGTAGGACAGACTCGATCAGGTTCTTATGATATTGGCTGTTGGGAAATACAGGCTAGTGGGACTGACATATCAGCCTCCACAGATTCTCTAACCCTTACAGAAAATACAGCTACAGTTAATGCTGAAACAAGTATAGCAGCAGGTGTAGATAGTTTAACACTAACAGAATACAGTGCTTCTGTATCCTTGGGTGTAGATATTTCTGCTACAACAGATAGCTTAACACTATCTGAGCAAGCTGCTTCTATAAATGCAGAAACAAATGTTAATTCTACTACTGACAGTTTATCAATAACAACGTATGCAGCTACAGTATCTACAACAGCTGATACCAATATTAATGCTACCACCGATGCATTAACATTAACAGAGCAGCAGGCTACGGTTAATGCTGAAACTAACGTTAATGCTTCTACAGACGCTCTCACATTAACAGAGAACAGTGCTACAGTATCAATTGGTACTAATATTTCTGCCACTACTGACAATTTAACGCTGTCGGAACAGGCGGCTACAGTAAATGCAGAGAATAGTGTACAGGCTACAGCTGATGTATTAAACCTAGTAGAATATGCTGCAACAATTGCTGCTGGTGGTACTGGAATAGACATTGATGGATCAAGTTCTAAAGTTTTGAGTACAAACTACGGCTCTCTCACCTTGTATGGTGCGAGAGGCAACTACTATACAATATAATAAGGAAGAATAATGTCCCAAGATGTTAGAGATAGGCCAGCAGAGAAACTCATCAGTGTTGGTAATATAATTCAAGCTTTAGTTCTTATGGTTATGTCTTGGGTGGGGTATAATATTGACAGTATTAATAAGTCTATAGGGGCTTTGAATACAGGAGTCACTGTTAATGCTTCTAACATCCAACATAATGCTGACTCTATTAACACTCACATACTGAGGCATCATAAATAATGGCTAAACTGACGCTTAATTCAATACTTACAGGCTTTGCTTCCAACACTGCTGTTAATGCTAACAATGATTTGGTAGAAGCAGCTATGGAGAACACTCTCTCCTTAGATGGGACAAGTCCTAATGCTATGTCTGCTGACATAGACATGAATAGTAATGACTTAAATAATGTAAATAATATAGCTACACAAGCTCTTACAATAGCAGGTAGTAGTGTTGTTGCAGGAAGTACATTAACGGTTCCAGATGCTACCAACGTACCATTTACACAGCAAGGTACTGGTGCTGTACTGTCTGATGTTGATGCTAAATTACAAGAGAGTTTGTCTGCTAAGGATTTTGGTTCTACAGGAGATGGAGCAACGGATGATGTAGTAGCTTTAGGTTTATGGCTTGATAAAGTTATAAGCTCTGGCAAGGCAGGCTATCTTCCTGCCGGAACATATTTATGTAGTACAGCTATAAGTAAAGCTATAGCTTCCGGTATTAGACTTTTTGGCGAAGGTACAATAAAGGCTTCTGGTTCTAATCGACAAACGCATATTGTATTCACAGGGGCTACAGGTAATGTATTTATTGATGGCATTACTTTTGATGGTGATAATAAAACTGCTCGAACATTATCAATAGAAAACGCCTCAACTACACGTAAAGACATTACATTAACAGCCAAAACGTCTGTTATTAATACGCGTAATAACACACCAGATACTTATAGTGCCTCTGGTATATTTATCCGTGGTGGATTTCGTAAAGTGCTTCTTGATTGCCTTGTTGATGAAGTTGACTCAACAAGCACCTCTGGTGCTGTTACTACAGGTATTAATGTATCAGAGTTTGCAACTGCTGGACAATCCCCATTGCATACTGTAGCTGGGCCAAACTTACGAATATTAAATGTTAAAAACTCGAACACTACACTAGCTGATGCGGATGGCTTGAAGGCGAGTGCTTCTGTTACCGAGACTGATCTCACACTTACAGTATGTCCCGGTGCTTACTTTGAGAATAATAAAGGCAGAGCTATTAAATCACAAATAGCAAATAATCAAATTTTTGGGCCTAATATTCTACGTGATGCTTATGATGGGATTATAGAGATAGATATACAGTATGCAAATGGCACAGTTCATGGTGCAAACATTATTCATAATGGGTATACCGCAACAAGCTGTATAAGTGCATCGTATAGACTTACGCCAGTAGCAAAGTATATGAGTATTACTGGTAACACGCTAAGAGTGCTTGGTTCTCCCGCTACTGACGGGGTTGATATGATAGACATTTCTGTTACCGATAACACTGTAAATATAGCAAACCCCATAGTAACAGGTAATAGGGTGTATGGTACTTTGGATTATTTTATAGCCGCTCGATCTGCCGCTGTTTCTGGTAACTCAATCACGATGAAAGACAACTGGCTGCAAGCTGGTAACACCTCCTTTCTTTATTCGTACCGATATGGTGCTGGTTCACCCGAATTATTGGTGGTTGCGGAGGGTAATAGTAGCGACAGCAGCTTAGATGGAATGTCCTTCACACAAAGTACAACACCTGATATCAGGTCATGGAAGAACAACGTTAATCTCACAGATGAGAGCACTGAAAGTATCTCAGGTGCTGGGGCAGTCTCTATTAAATACCCTAATACATTAATAACGACTACTGGCGCTGATGCACTTACCCTTGCTGATGGCATAGAGCTTCAAGAAAAGCACATTGTCATGATTGTCGATGGTGGTGCTGGAACATTAACACCTACCAACTTATACAATGGTTCTACATTGACGTTTGATGATGTTGGTGATTCTGCATACCTGAAATTCATGAATGGTAATTGGGTGTTTATGGGAGGGACGGCAACGTTAGCTTAATATGACTGAATCAAATTGGGAAAACTTCTCTAAAGAAGAACTGAGATGTCCTTGTTGTAAGACAATGAATATGTCTCAGGAATTCATGCGTAGGCTTGTCTCTATCAGGAAAATCCTCAACACACCTATGACTATCACTTCAGGCTTTAGATGCTCAGAGTATAACGAGAAGGTTGGAGGGGTGGCTGGGTCTGCTCACACTAAGGGAAGGGCTGTTGACATCTCACTAGAGGGGATGTCAGAAGAGAATCAAATACGGCTTCTAGAGGAAGCTATACGTCACTATCCAGAGATAGGAATAGGCGTAGATAAAACATTCGTACACATAGACAACACACGTTCAAGACTTTGGAGTTACTAATATGGCAATAGCAAGACCTACCAGTAAACTAACATGGGATGATCCCACTACATATGATGATGGCAGTGGGGTAACAGAATCAGAGATAGCTGGCTATACTATTCATATGGGACAAACCAGTGGTGTATACACTATCAATCACTTCGTTCCTAATGCAGAACCAGATGAAGCTTTGTTTGGTAGTATATCAGGACTAACTAATGGTGATTGGTTTGTAGCCCTGTCTGCTCAAGACCTTAATGGTATTGATGGACAAAAGACTGTTGAGATTCCTGTCACCTACGTATCAAAGATACTGAGCGCACCTACAAATTTTACCATCGTCTACTAGCATGGCTCAGTAGACTACTAAAAAGGATATTCGGATGAGTATGATACCATTCTTAGGGCTGTTTGACAAGGCAGCCGACACCATTGATAAGCTTGTCCTTGATAAGGATAAAGCCTTAGAGCTTAAGTTTAAGATGATGGAGCTTAAGCTAGAGGCTGCTAGTAAGCTTACTATGTCTAAGACAGTGCCTTGGGTAGACGCTACAGTTAAAGTTTTTGCAGCATTGAATATGTTTTCAAGACCTATAGGTGCTGCTGTTATGACAGGGTTTGGTATGTATTGTCATTTAAAGGGGATCTCTATAGATGCTGGGCTTCATGCAGTGTTTGATGGGGCTTTCCCAGCTTGGGGAGTAAGTAGACATGTTCATAAATCTAAGAAAGTGGATGCTATTAACAACACTAATGTTGATTGGGATGACGACTAATGCTGCCAGTTTGTATGTTGTAGCTCAGTGTGGTGTTATTCAAAGTATGGTGGCTTCTGATGGGGAGAGCTTTCTTCCCATGCTAAGAAGTGACTTAAAGAACAAGAGCTATAGCGAGTATTTAAAAACTGTCATCCCTCTCTTGAAAGAGGGTGACACTACATGGAATGAAATTGGTACTAATTGCCCTTACGATAATAAAACAGGGACATAAGAAAGGCCCCAGAAAGGGGCCTATAAGTCCCAGAAGGGGTCTTATTTCTTTGTAGAGGCTTTCTTCTGGAGCTCTTTCTTGGCTGGAACATCTACTAGCTCCAAGCCTAGATGATCCATTATCATATCCACTTTCTCTGTCAGCTCTGTTAAAGCTGTCAGTTCTGGTAGATATTTAATATCCATTTCTTTAAATAGTGGTTCCCATTGCTGTATCATTTATCACTCCTCTTTTTAATCAATCGTTTAATAATAAAATCTATCTCTGTCACTGTACCATCCTCCTCTATTGTATTGGCAACAGCTAAACATTGCTTTGTTTCTAATACTAAATATCCTGTAGTCTCCCTCTCTGTTGGTTTACACATATCCACTATGTCCTCTAGGGAATAGGGCTGGTTCGTCTCACTCCCTGAATGGTCTAGCCATAAGACAGTGAGGATGGGAAAATCATGTTTCAACAGTCTGTCTTCCCGTTATTAAGGAAGCGTTGACCTCCTGTTATTTTAATACTACTGGCTCTCAAGGGGCTCATCACCTTCACCACCTTCTCACTCTCACACTCTGGGCAAGTAATAGGGGGAGGATCAGATCCCACCACTATCTTCTCAAAGTCATGTGAGCAAGCTAAGCACCTATAATCAAATATGGGCATATTACCTCTCCTTTGGTTTACTCTTAGCAATTAAACGTTGTGTAATTTCTTTGAGAGTTTCTGTTGCTCTAAGCAACAGGGCAAGCCCTTCCTCTAGCCTGTCCATCCTACTCTCTAGTTTATTAATACGAAAGGCTTCTGTCACATTACCCATCTTTTCTCCTCCTATAACATTCTGCCACCCCTTGATGGGGCTCATACTTACTTGTCTTTCTAAAGGCTCGTATTCTCCACATTATTTTGTTAGCCTGTCTCATCTCTTTGAATATAGGTTGTTGCCAATAGTCTTTAATAGTCATCACACCACCTCACATGCTCCACCCTTACAGGCGAGCTCTTGACTTCCTGTTGTATTGTCTGTCCCTTCTACAAAGTCTTCCCATGCTATGCTAGGCATAGCCTTTATAGCAGTGTTATAATCAGCCTCACTTATCTCTTGGTAGGGAGCTTGTTGATAGCTATGATTGCTATGTGGAAGGAAAGATACACCAGAGCATATGTCAAAGTTCTCATACACCCAAGCCCCTACAGCAAGCCATTCATCTTCTTTGACATAAACTGTTATGCTTGGCTTGTGCTCACACCAATGCTCAGCATATATCTTCCATAGCTCTAGCTGTTCAATAGCATTCCTATCGTCCCTCATGACGCTCCCTTCAGGAGCTTTCATAGGGAAAGAGAATATAGCTGTGCTGTCTTCCTTACCTATGGCATCTTCTACAGGTACACCCTGTTCCCCTAAGAATTTGTAGAGGGGGTCTTTTTTGTCAGTACGTACAGTGCGTATGTAATAGGAGCTATAACGAGGGTGAATGCCGCTAGCACTATCAACAAGCTGAGACACAGTGCCACTAGGCTTGACACAAGTAATGGCAGTAGACTGAGGTATGCCAAGTTTATCAGCCCATTCTTTATTTGTTTCAATTGCTATCTCCTTTAGTTCTTGTAGTACATCTGCCAAAGACCCAAGTGAATTTCCTTCGGAGTCTTGAAAAGTTGATACATCATATTCTTCTAATGCTGTTTCATCACTCAGCACAGGATGATCCATAATCCCCGTAAGGGATACACCAAGCAAGCGTTCTTCCTCTGTGTTTGTTGTCCAATGTTTCCTTAAATATTTGAAGTCTGTTAGTGTTGATTGTAATGTTCCTAGGATGGTTGCCTGTCTAACTTTTCTCTTAAGGTCTTCATAAGTATCTTCACTTCTGACAACAACTTCTGTAAGGTTGCAGAACTGACCATTCCGTAAGATGATTTCGGAACACGGGTTAGTTCCAAATTCAAAAGACGCATCCCTTCTACCGTTTCTCTCAGCGACATTTCTAGCAGCTTCCCTTGAGAAAATGCCTCGCTCTCCTGATTTTGATTCATATAAACTCCTCCAT